CGACCTAAAGCGACTTATCATCAACATGGCCCCGCGTCATACGAAGTCAGAGTTCGCATCCTTCCTGTTTCCTGCTTGGATGATGGGCAAGAACCCGCGGATGAAGATTATTCAGGCGACGCACACGACAGAGCTTGCGGTCAACTTTGGCCGTAAGACAAAAAACCTTTTGGATAGTGATGAGTTCAAGGAGGTGTTTCCGAATGTTAAATTGGCTGCTGACAGTAAAGCTTCTGGTCGTTGGGACACTTCTGCTGGCGGGATGTACTATGCCGTTGGCGTTGGATCAAACCTCGCGGGTCGTGGTGGCGACTTGGTAATCATTGATGACCCGCATTCGGAACAGACGGCGATGTCTGCGAACGGGTTTGACGATGCTTGGGATTGGTACACTGGGGGCCCCCGACAGAGGCTCCAGCCGGGTGGGTCGATTGTTTTGGTCCAGACCCGATGGTCAGAAAAGGATATGACGGGCCAGCTTTTGAAGGCGATGGCTAAAGACCCCCTAGCGGACCAATGGGAAGTTGTGGAACTTCCTGCGATTTTTGATGATGGCGTCCCGTGCTGGCCGGAGTTCTGGTCACTTGAAGACCTGACCGCAGTCAAAGCCTCTATCCCGCCGAGCAAATGGAACGCGCAGTATCAGCAGAACCCGACGGGCGAAGAGAACGCGATTATTCCGCGGCAGTGGTGGAAGCGCTGGGAGAAAGACAAGATTCCAAACCTTGAATATGTCATTCAGAGCTATGATACGGCGTTTAGTAAACGCGAGACGGCTGACTTTAGTGCGATAACCACGTGGGGTGTATTTCGTCCAGAGGAGGTTGGGGGCCACCGGGACTCATACTTTTGGACAGCCAGAAGGACAGGTGGGATTTCCCGGAGTTAAAGCAGATTGCTTTGGAGCAATATAACTACTGGGACCCCGACACCGTCATCGTGGAAGCCAAGGCCTCTGGTCTGCCGTTGACGCAGGAATTAAGAAACATGGGCATCCCCGTTGTTAACTTTACGCCAAGCAAAGGAAATGATAAGATAACACGAGTCCATTCTGTATCTCCTTTGTTCGAGGCTGGTATGGTTTGGGCCCCCGACACCGTCTTCGCCGATGAGTTGATTGAAGAGGTAGCGGCATTTCCGAACGGGGAGCATGATGACTTGGTTGATAGTATGACACAGGCTTTGATGCGCTACCGGCAAGGTAACTTTGTCCAACTGCCCAGTGACGATTGGGATGACGAGGACACGAATGTAAGAGTTAGGGCGTATTACTGATGGGAAACTCAGTTGTTGATCTTGGGGCGGGTGCTGCTGATTACGTAGGCGAGAAGCTGTCTGATATTTATGATTACATGATGGGGGCCCCTGAAGCTTCGGCTGGCGGGTATTACAAGCAGCTTGGCCCCGGTGCGCGGCAATATTTCTCTGGTCCGGGTGATGACGACCGGAAGTCCATTATGGATTATATCGGATTTGATGACGGCGGCGCTGTTCCAAACGGCGCTGCTGTAAATCTTGGTGCAGGCGGTTTTACTGATTTCTCGTCGATGTCGATGGACGAGGCGTTATACGGTACCAACGACCCGGTAGAGATTTCCCGCCGCACACGGCCCTCCTATTCTGAGACGGGCGAAGCTTATTATTTTGTAGACGACGAAGCGCGGCCTTTTATTGATGAAGAGGGTTATCGCGTTGATTTAGGCTCTGACGCTCGTAGTCGAGGCGTGGCAGGCCAGTATTTTGAGCAAGATGTGCCTCGCTATTCGCCGTATGAGGGCATGGCTGCGCCGTTGACGCGGCAGTCCACCCCGGATTTTAGTTCGCGGCCCACGGATCTTCGTGGTTACAAAGGGGCCCCGGAGCTTTATATGCAGGAAGGTGGTGAGCCTACTACGGAGTATCCGACTTTGATTGATGCGGGTCCGTATTATGAAGAGGCGGGCATTTTGTCTGCTTTGTTTAACGCGCCGAACGCGGAAGCTCAGAACCTTGTTCGCACCTCTGGAAGAGAGGGCAGCGAGGGTTCACAGACATATTATCCTGAAGGGGCCCCGACATTTGAGCAGATGCTGGAGCAAAAGTATGGGTACGCGGAGGTTCCGCGTGAATTTAGTGATGCCCCTGAAGACATTCGTAACCAGCGGCCACGGCATGATATGCCGACGTTTCAGGAGTTAGAGGATGCGCGGGCTCATGCGCTTATGTCTGCTCAGATGGCCAAAGACTTTGGCCCGGAGACCGCGATTAAGTTAGGAAATTTCGCGGAGGGTATAGACGCTTTGCCTATACCGCTTATTGGTAATGCTACTCCTGAAGATGTGGCTATGGACAAGCGCAACAATGCGTTTGGCGTGAAGTTGTTGAGGGAGGCGGGTGTTAATGCTACTCCGCAGCAGTTAGCTAAGATGGTGGATAGTAAATTATTTGAGCAGTTGGACAGGATCTTGGGCCGTGAGCCGGGGGCTAGGAGCTTTAAGTCGCCAGAGGGTGGACTTGACGTGTATTTCCCGCGCAATGAGCAGGGCTTCTTCCAGACCAGTCGTTCGGGGTATTATTGATGGACCGCGGCCCACGAAACTGGTATTCTGCGGTAAAGGAGATAACGCATGGCACGTGAACCTATTGGCGGCATGGTGGACAAGAATGTCCCGTCGCAGTTGGATCCAGAGGATTTAGCGGCTGAAGTGGAGCTAGAGGTTCCGGGCAGCATGGACAATGTCGTGGCTTTTGAGGGCATGGCGGAAGGGATGGATATTGAGATATCGCCGGAAGAGGACGGCGGTGTCACTGTAGATTTTGAGCCAGCGGATCAGCGCGGCGAGAGTGATGATTTTTATACTAATTTGGCCGAGGAGATGCCTGAGAGGGAGCTTGGTCGTATAGCCGGTGAGTTGTTGGGCGAGTTCGACGCCAACAAGGCTGGCCGACAGGATTGGGAAGATGCTTACGCCAACGGTCTTGAGCTACTTGGATTTAACTACGAGGAGAGGACCCAGCCATTCCGGGGGGCCTCCGGAGTCACGCATCCTTTGTTGGCTGAAGCGGCTACTCAATTTCAGGCGCAGGCGTTCAATGAGTTGTTGCCAGCGTCGGGGCCGGTGCGAACTGCCATTATGGGCAGCGAAACACGAGAAAAGCAGGCTCAAGCGCAGCGCGTAAGGCACTTTATGAATTACTACATCACGAATGTGATGGAGGATTACACCCCTGACATGGACCAGATGCTGTTCTATTTGCCATTGGCGGGTAGTACATTCAAGAAGGTCTATTATGACGAGACTTTGGGCCGTGCGGTAAGTAAGTTTATCCCTGCTGAGCATCTGATTGTGCCGTATGAGACGGCAGATTTGGACACTTGCCCAAATATTACGCAGGTTGTTCGGATGTCATTGAACGATTTGCGGAAGAAGCAGGTCGCGGGGTTCTATTTGGACGTGCCGGTTATTCCGGCGCAGGCAGAAATGGACAGTGTGGGTGATGAGATTGACCGTATTGACGGCACATCAGCTACGCAGATTGACTATGACTGCACTATTTTGGAGTGTCACGTTGATTTAGACCTTGAGGGGTATGAAGAGCTTGACGACGACGGTGAGCCGACAGGTATTAAAGTACCATATGTTGTCACCATCAGTCAGGACAACGGGCAGGTATTGGCAATTCGCCGAAATTACCGCGAGGATGACGAGTTAAAGCGCAAAATCCAGTATTTTGTGCATTATAAGTTCCTTCCGGGCTTTGGTTTTTATGGTTTGGGCCTTATTCACACCATTGGCGGTCTGTCACGGACTGCCACGGCGGCGCTGCGACAGTTGATCGACGCTGGTACATTGTCCAACCTCCCAGCGGGTTTCAAAGCCCGTGGACTGCGTATCAGGGATGACGACGACCCGTTGCAGCCCGGAGAGTTCCGCGATGTGGACGCTCCCGGTGGGGCTATTCGTGACAGCCTGATGCCGCTGCCATTCAAGGGCCCGGACCAAACCCTGTTTAACTTGCTTGGCTTTGTAGTACAGGCGGGTCAGCGGTTCGCGACCATTACTGACATGAAGGTGGGCGATGGTAATCAGCAGGCTGCTGTTGGTACGACTATCGCGATGCTGGAGCAGGGCTCTCGTGTGATGAGTGCGGTGCATAAGCGCTTGCACAACGCGATGCGGATTGAGTTCAGGATTTTGGCTCGTGTGATGAGTGAGAGCTTGCCGCAGGAGTATCCTTATTCTGTAGAGGGTGCGGATGCTACGGTGATGCGTAAGGACTTTGATGACCGCGTGGACATCATACCGGTCTCTGATCCGAATGTATTTAGTCAGGCGCAGCGGATTGCTTTGGCACAGACCAAGTTGCAGTTGGCTGGTGCGGCTCCTGAGATGCACAATATGTATGAGGTGTATCGGGATATGTACGATGCGCTTGGTGTGCGGGACGTGGACCGTATTATGCGGCGCATTCCTGACGATGAGCCGACTCCGAAGGATCCGGCGCAGGAAAACATTGACGCGATGGACATGATACCGCTGAAGGCTTTTGAGGGTCAGGAGCATCAGGCGCACATTATGGCGCATATGGTCTTTGGTTCGACGCCTATGGTTGGTGGTATGCCTGCCATTGCGATGGCTTTGCAGAAGCACATTATGGAGCACGTTCGGATTGCTGCTCGTGAGAAGGCGGCGGTGCAGTTTATTCAGAGCAGGCAGGCCGCGGGCGGTCAGGCGGCTACTGAGGACGAAATGCTGCAAATTGAAGGACTTACAGCACAGTTTGTTGCTGAAGGTATGCAGATGGTCAAGGAGATGTCTGCACAAGTGTCTGGTCAGGGCCCTGATCCGTTGGTTCAGCTTAAAGAGCAGGAGCTACAGATTAAGGCACAGGCTGAGCAGGCGGACGCACAGAATGACCAAGCCAAATTGCAGCTTGATGCACAGAACCAGCAGTTGCGGGCGGATCAGTTCCAGCAGCGGTTGGCGGCGCAAGAGCGGCAGACACAGGCACGTATCCAGTCTGCTATGGAGCGTGAATTACTTAAACTTGGCAGAGGAGGCCAGTAGAATGGGCGCAGTAAAAATCGTAACGAATAAGCCGGGTGCGGCACCCAAGGCAGTAGAATATGCTGACATCAAGGGTCAAGGCCGTATTCCTTATGGCAAGACAGCCGAAGTAAAGGTTCCAATGAGCATGGGTCGTGCAACGGCTCGTGGCATGGGTGCTGCTGTAAAAGGTGGCGGCTACAATAGTTGTAGCTAATGCCGTTAGCACGGGGATCAAGTCAGGCCACCATCAGCAAGAACATTAGTAAGCTGATGGACGAGGGCTATAAGCAGAAGCAGGCTATCGCTATTGCTTTGTCTGAAGCTGGAAAGTCTAAGCCAAAAAAGAAAAAGAAGAGAGTATAATGTTTATTATAACTACGGGAAATAGTTATGGATCCAGTTTCGGCGATGGCGACCGCGTCAGCGGCGTTTGGGGCACTTAAAAAAGGTTTTTCTATTGGCCGTGATATTGAGTCGATGGCGGGCGACCTGTCCAGATGGATGGGCGCTCTTTCTGATATTGACCAAGCGGAGAAGGAAGCCAAGAACCCGCCTATATTCAAAAAATTATTTAGTGGTAAGTCTGTAGAGCAAGAGGCTATTGAGGCTTTTGCGGCTAAACGCAAAGCGCAATCCCAAAGAGATGAGTTAAAACAATGGATTAGCTTGACTTTGGGTATGTCTGCTTGGGATGAGCTCATCCGTATGGAGGGTAACATCCGTAAGCAACGTCAGGAGACGTTGTATCTTCAGCGTGAGCGCAGGCAGAAATTTATTGAGATTTGTGTTATAATTGGGTCAATCCTTATTGGAGCGGCAATTCTGATAGGGTTTATTTGG